TCTGAGTGCGACGAGCTTGTGATGCAGGGGAGAACAGTTCGCATTTGGACATAGAGCGAAGAGACTCCTTATTCACGGATGTCAAACACGAATCCGAACCTGGGGCGGTGCTTTGAGCTGGGTGTATATAGGTGCCACGAGACCACGTCTGAAAAAATTTTGCAAAAATCTCCATACCAGAATTCCATCCTTCATCTAAAATAGATAGCACCATGACCAAACCCCAGGCCAACCCATCTCCGACCGCACTCGCTAAGCGCAACACTGCTCCACGCCCAATCACCCGTACCAACACCAAGCGCGGAGTAAACGCTGCCCCAGCCCTCGACACTGCCCGCTCCTACCCCGACACCTCCACCCTCGCAGCAGCCGCTCAGATCTCCCCCGATAAGCCCCTCACCGAAAAACAGAAACTCTTCGTCCAAAACTGGGCCAAAGGCGACTCGGTCAACAACGCAGCCCTCCGCGCTGGGTTCGCATCCCCCAGCATGGCCTACCGGCTCATCCACATGCCCAACGTCCTGCGCCTGAAGGCTCAGTACGAAGCAAAATACGAAGAAGAGTCAAAGATGACCCGCAAGAAGGTCATGGACGGTTTCCTTGAGGCCATCGAGATGGCCAAGCTCATGTCTGAACCAGCGACGATGGTGTCTGGGTGGAGAGAAATTGCCAAAATGTGCGGGTACATGGCGCCCGTGGAGCACAAGGTCAAGGTCGATGTCTCCGGGAACGTCGTCATGTCCCAACTGACCCAGCTCTCGGACGCCGAACTGCTCGAAGTGATCCAAAAAGACGCCCCGGCCCTCCCCTTCGTGGAGGAAGTACCTCCAGAACCCCTCTAAATGGCTCCAAAACCGCCCACAAACCCCCAAGCGGAGCTCGCCAGCCGTATCCTGGCCCGACGCAGCCTCCTGCCCTTCGTGGAGCGCCTAAACCCCCGCTACACGGCTGGCTGGGTGCACCGGGATATCTGCCGAAGGCTCGAAAAGTTCTCCCAGGACGTGGTCGACGGCAAGTCCCCTCGGCTGATGCTCCTGATGCCACCCCGCTCAGGCAAATCAGAGCTGTGTTCCCGCTCCTTCCCTGCCTGGCACCTGGGCCGAAACCCCGACCACGAGATCATCGCCTGCTCGTACAACGTCTCCCTGGCCATGTCTTTCTCGAAGAAGGTGAAGGAGGTGCTCGAAGACCCGGTGTTTCACCCCGTCTTCGACATTCGGCTGAACCCGAACAACCAGAGTGCTGAAGAGTGGTCGCTCAACGGCACCCGTGGGGGCTACGTGGCTGCAGGCGTGGGAGGTGGTATCACCGGCAAGGGAGCCCACCTGCTGATCATCGATGACCCGCTCAAAAATGCAGAAGAAGCAGACTCCCCAGACACCAGAGAGAAGCTCTGGGATTGGTACGGCTCAACAGCCTATACCCGGCTTGCCCCTGGCGGTGGCGTACTTGTTGTGCAGACGTGGTGGCATGATGATGACCTTGCAGGACGTCTGCAGGTGGCCATGGTCCAGGATCCAGACGCAGACCGCTTCGTCGTCGTCAAATACCCAGCCATCGCCGAGACTGATGAGTGGCTCGACCCCACATCTGACCTCATCGTAGACACTGAGCCCGATCACCCGGACAAAGTCCTCTACCGACGCAAAGGCGAAGCTCTCCACCCTGAGCGCTACGACCTCGCCAAGCTCAACCAGATCAAGCGCACGATCAGCCCGCGCTTCTGGTCCGCCCTCTACCAGCAGAACCCTGTGCCAGACGACGGGGATTACTTCCTGAAGGAGCACTTCCTCCGCTCCCCACTCCCCCATTTGAGCCGCGCCAACGTGTTCATCGCCTGGGACTTCGCCATCAGCGAAAAGAAGCAGAACGACTACACCGTCGGCACTGTGCTGCTGCAGGATGAGGATGACACGCTGCACGTGGCCGAGGTCGTTCGGTTCAAGTCGGGAGACGCGCTTTTCATCGTCGACGCCATCTTACATCTAAGTAAGAAGTGGTACACTTCTAACCAGATCGTCGGCTTTGAAGACGGTCAAATCTACCGGGCGATCGACTCACTCCTGAAGAAACGGATGCACGAGCAGCGGCAGTACCTCTCCATCAAGGTTCTCAAACCTATCACTGACAAGCTCGCTCGCGCCCGCCCTCTCCAGGGCCGGATGCAGCAGGGGCGGGTCAGCTTCAACGCCGACGCCGAGTGGTACGACGCCTGCCGCCTGGAGATGCTGCGCTTCCCCGCCGGCGCCCACGACGATCAGTGTCTGATTGCTGGAACGCTGATAACGATGGCTGACGGGGCTGCGAAGCCGATCGAGGCGGTAAAGGTAGGCGAGTACGTGGCTACCCCCCAAGGGCCGTGCAGAGTCAGCGCCGCTGACATGACCAGCCAGGCGGCTCAGGTAATTGAGTTGGGGCTGGCTAATGGGGGCATGTTGACCGGAACCTACGGACATCCTGTCTGGTCCCCCACAGTGCAGAAATTCGTGCCACTAGGGGCTTTATGTCTAACATCTAAGTTAGAATACCATGAGATTGTATCTATTAACGGGAGCAATACATCATGGTGCGGGTATACACAGAATCAGTCCCCAGCGAGCGCATGGAGCTCGACGGGAAAATTTATCGCCGCTATCCGCAGTCGCCTCGCAAGCACCTGCGGAACTATTTCTCGCGGTCTGGTAGTTTCTACCACGTCGCCCTTTGGATCAAGCACCGCGGTCCTGTGCCCGATGGGTACCACGTCCACCACAAGGACGGCGACACGACCAACAACGACATCTCCAACCTCGAGTGCTTGTCTGCAGAGCGCCACGCAGCTGCCCACCCAGGACGGGGCAAAGGCGAGAAGCAGGCCGAGCACCTCGAGCGGATCCGACCACTTTCTAAAGCATGGCACGCTTCTCCAGAAGGCTTGGCATGGCACGCTGACAACGCTCGCAAGGCTTGGGAGCACCGCAAAGAACACGAGCTCACCTGTGGCTACTGCGGAGGGCACTTTACATCCCCTTTCTCAGACGCAAAATTCTGTGGGCGCTCGTGCGGTAACAAGCAGTGGATGCGTGACCACCCTGAATATAACCAGCAGAAAAAGGCTAGGCGAAAGGCCCGTCTACAACTTAACGGTGGATGACGCCCACGTCTACTATGCCAATGGCGTCCTGGTCCACAACTGTGACGCACTTGCATGGGCCACCCAGCTCGCCATCGGTGCCCAGCCCCCGCGCAAAGCCAAACTCAAAGAACCCACCTCCTGGCGCGACAAACTAAACCTCGCGGGCCACAAGGGCTCATTCATGGCTGCCTAGCCCATACCCATATGTCCTGCCCCGAATTCATCTCGAACTCCTTCGCAGTCCGCACTGCAGCCCACCTCGCACACCTGAGCTCCCGGTCCTACGCCCAGCACGTGGCCCTTGGTGACTTCTACGACGCACTCGTCCCGCTGGTCGACAAGTACGCAGAGGTTTATACCGGGCTCGAGGGAAAAATTCCCACGTACCCGAAGGTTCCCCCGCCAGCTCACGACGACCCCGGCGCGCTCCTCTCCGTGTACCTCAACCTCGTGAAGGCTGAGACCAGAGAAGACGCCAAAGGCTCCCAGGCACTGCTGAACATCCTCGCGGAGCTCGAGGAGCTGACTGCTCAGACCCTCTACAAGCTCCGCTTCCTGAAATAGGTACCCACTATGGCCAAGCAGAAACCAGTCATCGGAAACTTCGCCCGCCCTCCAGCCTACTCACGGCTGCGCATGGCCGACGGTGGGGATCTGTCGCAAGGTCCGCTCAGCGGCCAGTTCTGGTCGGCGATCGGCAACGGGCTCGTGAACCACGTAGCGGCCCCCATAGCAGACGCCGTGGTCCAGGGCCACGCTGCCTTGAATGAACACTACCCACTGGCGTACCAGGCAGTTCAGCTGCACCCCCTAGTTGGCATACCTGCAGCTGCGCTCGACTACCGCGACGCCGCCCAGCGGGGCGACACGATGGGGATGATCCGTGCGTCGTTGAGCGCCATACCAGTCGTGGAGAACGCTTACAGACTCGGGGGTACGACAGCAAGGACTCTGCGCGACGCCCTCGTATCGAACCCGGCTTCGGCCCGGACAGCGGGTAGTGCTCTCTTTGGGGGTATGCACAAAGCAGCAGCGGCGGTGAACACAGACCAGATGTACTCAGCCGGTGAGGATGAGGCAGTAGCACGTGGATGGGCACCGCCCAAGAAAAAAGGAGACAAGTAAATGCCCGTCAACGCAGAACTCGCTCTAAAAACCTGGCGCCGATTCGTCTACTGCCGTGATGTCGGACACGCTAAATTCGTCCGTAAGGCTGACCAGTGCGAGCGCTTCTTTGCTGGTGACCAATGGGATCCAGCCGATCGTGCGAAGCTCGCGGCTGTCCAGCGCCCGGTGCTCACGATAAACAAGATCCTGAGCACTGTCTCTAACGTGATGGGCGAGCAGATCAACAACCGCGC